ACACGGCGGGCCGCCATGATTGCCGTCACACTTGTCTTGCGCCGCCTTGGGCGCGAGGGCGCGTTCGCAGCGGTCAGCTACCTCTTCCGCAAGGTCTGGTGCACCGTTGCCATACTGATAGCTCCGCAGTGCATGGATAGCCGCTTGCAGCGCCGCCGCTACCTCTCCCTGCGCGGCCTCGGCGGGAGCGGCATCGCGACGGTTCCATTTGGCGATTGCCTCGTCCTCTGACCGACCGAGAACAGACCATCCGCATCCACCGCCCCCACCTTCAGTACACACCGCATTCCACAGCGTCCGTTCGCGGTTGACCGGATAGACGAAATCGTTATCCAACTCGAATTCGTTTGGCGGCGCTCCCGGAACATGACCACAACCGGGGCATGGGAGCGGCCACACCTTCGTTGGGTCGGTCATGTAGTCAGCTTCCATAGTCCGATATTCGATAGTGCATACCCGCCGTAAACGATCGCCAGCGGCCATTCGCCCTTGATCCCCTGCATGATGGAAACGTAGCCGTAGATCAGGCCCACGAGGGCGATCAGCCAGCTATTCATCTTCTACGAGGCGCCAATTCATAACCTGGCCGCCCTCGATCCAGCGCCCGTACAGATGCAGCTCGCAGTAGTCCCACGGCCGCCGCGTCCTCCCGAATCCACGCATCAGCGTGGCGACCGCTGGCCGCTTGCAACTATAGCGGTCGAGGATCCAGCGGCAGCGTCCCGCACCGATGGGCGGATGGATCCATTCCTTGCCCGAGACCATTACTTCGTAGTGATAGCCGGGGGCGCTGCGGGGCGGTTCAGGCCGCGTAAACGGGTTCGCACTCACGGCTGCAGCTTCACGATGTCGTCCAGCAGCTGCATGAGCGGCGCGGGCACGATCAGTTGATCGTGGGGGCCGAAGGCCTGCACCCGGATGCGCTTGAGCGCCGCCAGCTGCTGCAGCACCACCAGCATGGCGTCGCGCTGCGGCGTGACCTTGGCCAGCTCGGTGCGCGCGAGGCCCAGTGCGGCCTGCAGCAAGGCCTCGCGCTCGGTAGCCGGCTTGGCGAACAGCCGCACGTCCTCGCGGCCCTCCCGATCAAACTCCTGTGTGCTGCTCATGGCAGCGGCAGCAGCGGCATGAAGCGATCGACGTAGCGCAGCAGCATCGCCTGCGCGGCCGGCCCCTCCTTGTCGGCCATTTCCTGCAGGTAGGGCATCCCGGTGCGGATGGATTCCTCCACCTGGGCCCGCGTGGCGGGCTTGCCCTCGGCGAACCACTCGACGTTGCAGGGCGCCCCCATTTCGATGATGCGGCCGTTGTCGACCTTGTGCACCTGGTAGCTCTGCGTGGTCCACAGCAGCGTCACGCCCGGGTTGCGGGTGATGGCGGTGCCGCCGATCACGTGGTTCTCGGTCACCTTGGCCTTGTGATGCTTCACCTCTTCCGGCAGCCCCGCCTCGCGCCGCACCGCCTTCGGCAGGGTGAGGAAGGGGCAGGCCAGGGCCGCGTACTCCGCGCAGTCGTGATGGCTGGGCGGCTCGGCCGAGGTGCGGTTGATGCCGCACATGGGCCCGGCGACGAAGGTCATAAACGCCCCCATGCGCTCGCCGCACAGCCAGCACAGGCGATCGCGCACCGCCCGGACCCACTTGTGGCCGTCCATGATGCGGAAGTCGCGGGAGCCGTCGGGCAGCGTTTCCACGAACCAGGGGATGGGGTAGCCCTTGTCGTTGAGCGGCAGCGAACGCATCCGCGGCGGGCGCTCGGGCAGGCCTTCACGGTAGGCGGTCATGGCTTCCCCCCCTTCTTCCCTGCCCCGGCCACCAGTTCCTTCTTCACGAACCCCAGCGCATCCATCATCCCGCCCACGTAGACGCAGTAGATGACGCTCTGCTGGTTCTCGGTCAGGCGCGAGAACGGGATCGCCGGGTGGGCCTTGGCGTAGGCGGAGCGCGCCGCTTGCTTGCCTTCCTCGGCCAGCTCGCCCGCCTCGCTGATCACGAAATTGTCGGTGAGGCCGCTCATTCCATGGCCTCCACCTTGTTGCGGTAGATCGCCTGCAGGGTGTCCTTGCGCGGGCCCGGGACCAGCGGCTGGATGTGGAGGCTGGCGAACAGCTGCGCCTCTTCCTTGGTCTTGGCGTCGCTGATGCCGGCGATGATCTGCTCGTCGGTCAGTGGATCGGGGGCCGAATTCTTCTCCGTAACACTATTGGTCGCCGTCGCTGTCGCGGTCTCCGCCACTGACGCATTTTTCTCCGTCACTTCCGCCCCGTGGAGGCCCGCTTCTTGCCCGGCGTTGAACACCCGATCCTTGGCCACCTTGTACGCGGCCCGAATCTTGGCCTTGTCCGGAATGCTGGCGTCGCGCATGGCGGTCGCCTTCTGGTAGGCAGCGTCGAGCCCGGCGACGTCCTGCACCCCCTCGAACTCGGCGATCATGGTCAGCGTGGCCGGCAACGGGGCCAGGTGCTGCTTCATCTTGTCGGTGGCGTTGGCCGAGGCCGCGATCGGCTCGCGCGGCAGGGTCTCGCCCTGGGCGGTGACGTCGACCTCCATGTCGCGCAATTCCTCGGCCGGCGGGAGGCCGCGCAGGATGTCGGCTGCCGCGTCGCGCGCGGCGAACCAGAACGCACGCCACGCCATCTGGCGGAAGGGATAGCTGCGCCAGGGGCCTTCCTTGTCCCACAGCTTGGCGCGCACCGCGTCTTGCTTGCTGAACGTCCGCGTCACCGGCGGCCGTCCGGGGCGCCCAATGGTGCATTGGGCATAGCCAGCGCGCTCCACCGCGGCGGTGTCCATTTCCACGATGGTGCAGCCGTGCTTGAGCAACAGCGCCTTGCCCCCATCCCCGTACAGGCCCGGCTTGCCGTTGATCACGGCGATCGACTGCAGCGACTGCACCGGCTTCAGACCCAATTCAAAGCCCATGGTCATGGCCACGTACACGTTGCCCGGCTTGCCCAGGTAATCCTTCGGCACCATGGTCGACTCGGCCAGCATCCGCGCCAACTCCATCGCCTCCCCGTTGTTCTTCGGCATGAAGTCGTAGGGACTCTCGGCCACTGCTGGCAGCTGCTTCTGTTCCATCGGCACTACGTTGGTGTTCTCGTCCATCGCTAGTCCTCGTCAATGCTGAATCCCCGGGCCCGCGCCCAGGCTTCCAGCTTCTCGTTGTCGAAAATATCCTCCGGCTGCGCGGTGTCGTTGAGGTACTCCTTCACCGACTCGAACAGTGTCTCGGGCTCGCCCACCAGGGCTTGAAACAGCCCCACTCCCAATTCGCTAGGCGTCATTGCTGCTGTCCTTCGCTTTGTAACGAAACTCCATATGCTCGTCGGGTTCCACCGTGTAGCCCTTGCGCTTCACCATCTTGCGCACAAATTCGCCGGCCACGCCGGGGATGCGCATCACCGCGGCCTCGCCCATGAAGCGCTCCAGATGGGCCTTCGCCACTTCCTCCGTCTTCGTGTACTCCAGCCGCAGCTTGGCCGAATCGCGCATGATGGCGATCCACGGGGTGAGCGAAACGTCGCCTTCGATGATCTCGCCATTGGTGCCGGGATAGACCCGCTTGATGACGTCGAGCGCGCGCGGACTGGCGGCGTCGATCTCGGGCGGCACCCCATTGATAACCGCCTCGTGGAAGTCGTGGGTGCTGGAAATGATGAGCTCGTCCATTTCACGATCTCGCACCACTTCGTAAAACCGCAGATCACCGCCGCCGAAATAGCCGGCCACGGTCCACACCGGGTAATTCTTCACGAGCATGTAGGTGTGCGGCTGCGGGAGGTAATGCTGCGGGATCTCGTCGGTCCCCTGCTCGCCCCAGCCCTTCCACGCGCGCGGTCCCACGTTTTTGATTTCGAGGCCGCGCTCCAGGCCGACGAAGTCGCGGTCAATGTGCACCGTCAACCAATCGTATTTGGGATGCACCAGGGTCAGGTTGCAACGGCGCAGCTTGACCTCGGTACCCCACTTCCGCGTCAGGCGGCGGGCCACCAACTCGGCGATCGGGGTCTCCATGATGTTGCCGGCCTCGACGTTGTCGTTGGTCTCTAGGTCGGGAATCGGCAGTTCGCCCCGTTTTTCGTGATACAGCTCGCGTGCGCTTTTCCACGGATTGAGCCCGAGGATCGTCGCTACATCGGAGCCGCCGATCTTGCGGGCGGCCAGTTGCTCTTTGGTCAATGCCATCAGTGCGCTCCTTGTGGGGGTTCGTCGTCCTCGTTGCGAATGGTCTCGATCATGGCCTCGACCTGGGCGATACGGATCTCGTCGCCCTCCGGGCCCATGCGGGCCGCGTGTTCGGCGTACAGGGTGGAGGCGGCGATGAAGCACAGGCACGCACCCGCGTCGGTGTCGTAGCCGAAGGCTTTTTCCAGGACGTCCTTCAACTGCTCGCTCACCGCGTTCAGCTTGGCGGGGTCGAAGGCATCGAGGAAACCCTCCACCTTTGCAATGTCTCGGGCTCGCATCAGTGCACTCCTGTCGGCGGCGGTTCCAGCTGCTGTAGGGTCACCTGCTCGCAGTAGTGTTCGTAGTGCAGCTCGAGCTTGCGTTCGGCCCCGGCGAAGATCTCCGCGTCGGCGTCCCCGGTCTTGGTGCGGCAGCAGGCCAGGTGCTGCGCGGTGCAGTGCACCAGCACCATCAGCACCCGTACCGGATCGTCCGCGTGCAGCTGCATCAGGTGCTGCCGCAGCGCCTCGGCCTCGCTGACCGCGGCCTGCTCCATGGCCTCGTACTCGCTCATGGGAACGGCGCCCCCTTCGGCTTGCGCACGCGCTTCTTGGCGACCGCGATGTCGCAGGAGACCACCTGCGGATCGGCGCCCATGCCGTTGATGTGCACCGTGGCCACCGCGGCCTCGTCGTCCTGCAGACGGTTCGCCACGTAGGCCACGCAAGCGGCCTCGATCTGGCCCTGCGTCAGCGTAAATCCCACCCGTTTCTCCATCACCATCGTCATCCTCCCAAAATTGGTTCGGCCAAGGCGGCGTCCCTCACGGTCTTGAGCACGGCTTGCATGGTTTCGATTTCGTGCTCGGCTTGCTCTGTGGTCATCTTGCCGCGGCTCACCCAGCGCGCGTACACCCGGCGGCGGTAGGTCAGCTCGCGCTCGACGCACTTCACCTGCTCTTGTAGGGTCTTCATTGCACCAGCTCCCCGGCGCGGGCCAACACCCGGCCCGGCCCCAGCGTGCCCTCTTCGTCGATCATCGTGTAGGCCACGTCGCGTGCCTCACAGCTGCAGCACTCCTTGCGGTAGCACGCTCCCTGCCAGCGCTTGGCCGGGCAGTTGTCGTCGTGCTCGGCCATGATCAGAGTGCATTCGCCCTGCCTGCGGGCGATCTCCAGCATCACGTTGTGGCGGATGGTCTCGAGAATTTCAAATGTAGTGAGCTTCATCCCGCGAGTTTACCCTTGCTCAACGGGGCTTGCAATTTTTACATGAGGGGGGGTAAACTCGCGCGACTATGGCCCAAATTACTCTGAAGCAATGGTTCGGCCGCCGCGGGTCGCCCTCGCAGGCGGAATTTGCCAGCTTGATGGGCGTAACCCCAGGCATGGTCTCGCGCTGGTGCAGCGGCGAGCTCGTCAGCGCGGACAAGGCCCCTTCGATTGAGCGGATCACTCGCGGTGCGGTAAAGTGCGAGTTGCTCAATCCGCACGTGGATTGGGCCGCACTACGCGGTCAGCGACGGCGCCGACCCCCCTCCAAAGCGGCATAAAACCGCTTGGGGCGGAGCGGGCACCGCCCAACGAACACACTGCCGGGAAATCCCTTCGCGGGGCCGCCGCTGCCACAACAGCGGCTACCGGCGCCTTTTTCGCCTCTTGTGGGAGCGCAGTTGTATACCAAGCTGTTCCCCTCGATGTTCGACGGGACCCTCGTCACCAAGGGGCCGTGGCAGGCGCTAGTCACCTTCCAGCAGATGCTGATCCTGGCCGACGAAACCGGGGTGGTCGACATGACTCCCGGCGCGATCTCCAACCGCACCACCATCCCCCTCGACATCATCCAGACCGGCATCGCCGCGCTGGAACAGCCCGACCCCGACAGCCGCACCCCCGACCTTGAAGGCCGGCGCATCGTGCGCCTCGACGAACACCGGACGTGGGGTTGGCAGATCGTCAACTACCAGCAGTTCCGCGAGATCCGCGACAAGGAAGAGCGGCGGGCCTATCAGCGGGAGTGGTTGCGAAACAAGCGGAAACAGGCGTCGACAGATGATGACAGTTGTCGACAGCCGTCGACTGGTGTTGACGATGTCGACCAAAGCAGAAGCAGAAGCAGAAGCAGAAGCAGTACTTGTAATGAAGCAATAGCGTTTGATGCTTCGCCTCCGGCTCCGCCAACGGACGCAAAAACGAGGAAGAAGGGCAACGGCACCCCGCTGGGGCAACGCCTGCCTGCCGACTGGAGGCTCCCCGACGAGTGGAAGGAGTGGGCGATCGCGTGCTACCCCGACCTTGACCCGCAGAAGGTAGTGCGCATGTCGCTCGAATTTCGGGATTACTGGGGCGCGGTCCCTGGCGCCAAGGGCCGCAAGACCGACTGGCTGATGACGTGGCGCAACAACATCCGCCGCAAAATGGGGGACGCATGAGGCATTGCCCGAAATGTGGTGAGGGACTGATCGAGGGAGTCTGTCCTGGCTGTGGCTACGGCCAGCGCAAGGCCAAGGGCAGCGGGTCAACGGATCCTCTCCGCGGCACCTGCGAGCACTTCGATCGCGGCCAGCGCTGCGCCGAACCGGCGCCGTACTCCAGCTCTACCACCGGCAGCGGGCCCTGGTACTGCGTAACGCACTTCCCGGCCTTCAAGGGCTGGAACATCGGCCGCGAGCGCACCGAACCGCCCGCCGGCTTCGAGGCCCTGCGCGCGCTGACCAAACGGGTGCCGACCGGCCCGAAGAAGCTCGACTTGGAAGCCGAACTGGAGCGCGACGCCATTCAGCGCGAGCCGCGCACCTGATGGGGGACGCATGAGCGACACCTTCGACAGCTTGACCGGGTCCAATGTCGGCGAGGCCGAGAACCTGACCGGGTCGCCGTTCCCGCCCGATTGCGTGGTCCCCGGCATCCGCGACGGACTCGTCGCCATGTTCTTCCCGGTGGAGCCGCCACGCCCCGCCGCCAGCCATGTGATCGTGCTGCTCGACACGCTCGACCCCAACGACTGGCAGGTGCTGGAACGGAGCGACTACGCAGCCATCAAGGCGCGGCTCTCGTGAGCGACGCCACCGATACCCGCATCATCCCCAGGCGTGACTGCGCCCACTACGTCCACCATGGCTGGGAGTGCGCGATCAAGTTCGTCGGGCGGTACTGCCCGCAACCGCAGCTGCCGTGCCATTGCGGCGGCTACGTCAGCAAACACGGAGGCGGATCGTGTTCGTCGCACTCACCGAAGCAGACCAGCGTTACGCCGAGCGGGTTGGTCGAGGCAGGTACGAGGCCAACCAGATCAACACCGCCATGGGAGCCCACAACAAGCAACTCGACTGGGGACGGGAAACCGTCGACCTCTTGATTGACGGTTCAACCGGCGAGCTGGCGTTTTGCCGCAAGTACGACCTGCCGTTCGACGACAGCGTCGGGGTTGGCCGAGGCTGGGCCCGACGGCCCGATACGGTCGATCGCCAGGGCAATCGCTATGACATCAAGGCCACGCCGAAGCCGCGTGGCCGGCTGATGCTCTACAAGCCCAAGCCGGGCGAAAACGACTACAGCAATATCGACATTTTTGTGCTCACTCGGCTGCACCGATTCCCGCCGGCGGTCGAGGTTGTGGGGTGGGCCTACAAGGCGAATTTGATGCGCGACGAGAACCTCGAGGATTGGGGTTATGGGCCCACCTACTTCCTCAACGAGCACGATCCGCGGTTCCACCACTTCCTCCCATGAGCGACCTGCTGCAGGTGGAGCTCATGCTGCTGAACTGGGCCAAAACCGCCACCGGCGGGGCGAAGGTTATCTTCCAGGTGCAGCCCGAGGATCTGGCCAAGTTCGAGCCGCTCACCATCGCCAAAGGCGGGCACGGGGGCCAACGCTTCATGGCCGCCCTGGCGCTGATCGGCGACGACGAGCAGCCGGCCGACCTGCCGGTGGGCCCGCTGTGCCGCACCGCGGTGATCTGGTGCCGCGATCCGGCGTTCCAGGAGTGGCTGGGGACCAACTTCCCCAACACCTGGGCGGAGAGCGTCGGCACCAACCCCATCGACTGCGCCAAGGAGGTGGTGTGCACCCTCTGCGGCGTGGTCTCGCGCAAGGACCTCGACTACGCGGCCGAGGCCGGGCGTATGTTCAACGAGTGCATCCAGCAACCCTACCGGGCGCACCTCAACCGTGAAGGAGCACAAGCATGATCGGACAACCGCGGCCGCAGCTGTCGTCGGAAGCAGTGAGCCAGCTCGACCAACTCGCCATGCGCATGAAGAACGAGATCGGCCAGGCGGCGGGGAAGGAGGGGATCGACCTCTGCTACCGCATCCTGATCTCGCTCATTGCCGACACCGTCGGCCCCAAGGTCGACGACGTCAGCCGCACCCTGCGCAGTTCCACCGACGCGGTCATCCTGTTCCTGGAGCGCATCCCGGGCGGGGAGATCAAACGCATCCCCCAGCACTGATGGCGACCGCTGAAATCGAACGCTACTGGAAGCTGATCGTCCGCTACGGCTGCATCACGCTGATCGGCGACGACCTGGCGGTGGCCTGCGGCGCGCCGGCCGAGATCGCCCACTGCCATGGGGGCTCGATTGTCGAGCGGATGCAAGAGCCCAAGGCCAAGGGCCGCAAGCTGCCGCGCTACGATTGGCTGGTGCTGCCGATCTGCCCCCATCACCACCGCCTGACCACCTTCGGCCTCGATCACGGCCCGCTGCGGTGGGAGCAGCGCCACGGGCCGCAGGCGGTCTACCTCGACCACCTGATCCGCCGTACCGGCGTCGACGTGTGGGCGCGGGCGCGGCGGCCATGAACCTGCGCGAACTGGTGGCCGGCGCGCTGCAATCGAGCCACCTCGAGCAATCGGCCATCAGCGAGGCCGCCATCGACCGCATCGGCGGGCTGGCCTTCTCCGATCCCCTGGGCTGCGAGCTGTGGCGCCTGATGGCGTTCCAGGCCAACGCCTACGAGCGGGTGCTGGGCCTGCTGGGCAAGCGGGCCCGCAACGTGATCGCGGTGCGCACCATGCGGCGCAAGGTGTGCGTGGCGGTGACGGCGGAATTCATCGACCAGGCCTGCCGCACTTGTGGCGGCATCGGCTACCTGCTCGCCACCTCGACCTCCGCCAAGCGGTTGTGTCCGACCTGCGAAGGCACGCGCCAGCGGCGCTACAGCGACCTGTGGCGCGCGCGGCAGCTCGGGGTGGACGTGGAGGCCTACCCGCGGTGGGATCGACGCTACAGCGTCGTTTCCGGGCTTTTGGCCGACGCCGACCGCCTGACCTTCCGCGAGCTCTCGCTGCAGCTGGAGCGGGTGCTGCCCAAAAGCGCCCTTTACGCGCTTGAAATCCAGCGCCGCCGTGCTACGCTGCGCGAGTCAGCGAGCCCTACATTTACACAAGAGCAACAACAGGGGGCGCCCTTCGCTGTCAGCACTGCCACCCTATAACTCGAACACTTCCAGGTGGCGGCCGCGAGTCCCGAGCCACGGGACAGGGTAGGGTAGGTACGCCCAAAAATCAGGAGAACCGCATGAAGGATCGCCGGCAGGACCGTCCCGAGACCAAGCCTGTCGATCCCAACTGGATCCCGGCGAAGAACTACCAGACCTCGCTGCTGATGGTCGAGGATCTGCAAGCCCACCACTGGGCCAACAAGGTGACGCTCGACGGTGGCGATGTGGTCCAGTTTTCGCTGCTGCCGCCCCCGGTGCTGGCGTACTACACCCAAGCCGACTGGACCGTAGGCCAGCAGTACACCGCAGGGCAGCCGACCGGCAGCGGCGCCGCCACCACCCAGGGCATGGAGGCCGGGGTGCTCCCCTTCGGCGGCCACGTCTACACCGGCACCCCGCCCTACCCTTCGATGAAGGGCGACGATCTCTACCAGCTCAAGCTCACGGTGCCCGCGGACTGGCCCAAGGGCCCGAACATGAACACGGTGTCGATCGGCGAGCACGGCGCTTCCGGCGGGCCGCAGTCGCGCAACGTGAAGATCCGCGACAACGCCGGCAACCTGCTCTACGAAACCACCGGCACCTATCCGTCGATCCCCTACTGCGTGGGCGGGCCGCCGGGCGCGGGCGTGATCGTGCTGCAGCCGGGCGTTACCTACGGCATCGAGATCTTCAACGACGGCCCCAAGCCCACCGGCACCTATCCCCCGGTGACGGACATGGTCGTGTACTGCTACGCCCCGCAGAAATGATGTGGTCACAGAACCTCGGCAAGGTGAGCAGGGGCTGCTGCTGCGGGTAGCCCTGCTGGAGGCGCGGATGCGCCTCGTCATCCTCGCCATCGAGGGCATGATCGTCGCCGCCGTCACCGCGCTGATCGCCTACTTTTTCAAGTGATTTACAAGGAGTCCACCATGCTAGGCAAAGCCATGTTCGCCTTCGTCATCCCGCTTGACGGCACCCCCGTCGATCCCGGCTATGGCCGTCCCGCTTGGGGCGGGCGTCCCGATCAAGGGCTCCCAGGCTATGGGCACCCGGACCAAGGGCTCCCCGGCTACGGTCATCCGGACCAGGGCTTGCCCGGCTATGGGCACCCCGACCAAGGGCTGCCTGGCCACGGTCATCCTGGCAACGCGCTGCCGATCGCGCCGGTGCGCCCCTCGCCGCCGATCACGCTGCCGCCCGGCACCTGGCCGCCGCAGCTGCCGCCCGGCGCCAACGTGCCGGACAACTCGCTGCCGCCCAGCTACGGCGGGCGACCGACGCCGCCGATCGTGATCCCGCCCGATCCGTCCATCGGCATCGAGCAGCCGATCTACCTGCCGACCTTGCCGCCCGGTACCGCGCTGCTGATCGCGCTGCCGCACGCCCAGCCGAAGGGCGACACCCCACCCGGCACCAAGCCCGCCATCCTGGTGCAGTCGGGCCAGAAGCCGGTGCTGGTGTACGTGAGCGCAGCGCCCTCGCCGAAGTAGCGTGCTGCCGACGCTGCTGCCGCCGCAGGCTCTGCGCAGCCTGCTCTACTACGCGGCACGGGCGCCGGCGGGCGCGATCGTCGAGGTTGGCGTGTACCAGGGCGGCAGCGCCTCCGCCCTGGCCACCTTGGGGCGCGAGCTGTACCTTTACGACACCTTCGAGGGGATGCCGGTCTCCGGGCCCTCCGACACCCACCCGCTGGGCCACTTCGCAGATTGTTCGGCGGCAGCGGTGCAGGCCGCCATCCCCTCGGCCCATGTGATCAAAGGGGTGTTCCCCGCCTCCCTGGTGGCGATGCCGCCGATCGCCTTCGTGCACGCGGATGGCGACCAGTACCAGACGACGAAGGACATCCTGCAGCACCTGCCGCCGCTGATGGTGAAGGGCGGCATGATCCTGTTCGACGACTACCTCGTGGACGACTGCCAAGGCTGCACCCAAGCCGTCAACGAGTCCCGCTACCGGCTGCTGCTGCTGGCCGAGACCATGAAGGCATTGATCATCGTGTGAAGGGAGTATCACCATGACGAAAACAGCAGCGGCCAAGTGGGGCGAGGACGAGCGGGGCAACTGGGACGCCAAGGCGCAGAAACAGGACGCCACGCGCGACGTCAAGCAATCGCTGCTCGACGCCGGCCTGGTGCTGTGCACCACCATTCGCAACCTGGTGATCGGCGCCATCACCACCCGAGGAACTCACCCTCATCAAGAGCCAGGCGGGTGAGCTCGAGCAGGCGCTGCACGATGCGGGCGCGCTGCCGCCCGGCGAGACTGTGCCGCCGGAAGGCGAGCTACCCATGCCCACCGTGACCAGCCTGGAGCCCTCCAGCGGGCCCGACGGGACCGAGATCCTCATTGCCGGTACCGGCTTCCAGCCGCAGGGCGATTCATCGCAGGTGAAGATCGGCACCCACAACGCCACTGTGCTGTCGTGGGCCGAGGATGCGGTGGTGATCGCCGCGGTGCAGGGCGACACGCCCCCGGACGCGCCGATGGCGGTGTGGCTGCGGCCGGAGAGCAAGCAGGACGTCAACGCCGGCGCGTTCACCTTCACCGAGGAAACCGAAGCGCGCAGCGGCAGCAAGAAGCGCAAGTAAAAAAAAGGCCCGCATGGGGAGCGGGCCGTGGGAGATCAATACACTGACGGACGAGGGGCTAGTTTACTCCCTCATGGGTGCTTCTCCTTCGCCTTCTGCTCGATGTAGCGCAGCGCCTCCAGGCGCGAGTCGAACAGCGCCACGGTCTTGTAGATGCCGATGTCCTCGGGCACCTCGTTGGGGCGGAACACCACCAGCTTGCCGGTGGCGCGCACCTGGATGCCGCGGTGCGCGGCGTGGCTGCCGACGTGCTCGGCTACGCTCCATTGCGGGGTGGCGATGAGCCCCTCGCTGATGGGGGGCTTCGGCTTCGGGGGCCGTCCGACTGGGCGGCCGGTAGGCTTGCGGCGGCTCATGTTTCCTCCACTACCGCCACGTCGCCGCAGATCGGGTGCGTGGTGCCGGGCTTGCAGATCGCGTGGTACATCGCGGTGGCCTTGGCGTTGAGGGGCAGGCCGCGGGTGTGGCCCAAGTCATCCACCCATACCCGCTTGCCGTTGCGGAGCGAGAACGAGTCGAGCGTGCCGGCGCCGATCAAGGCGGCGACGTGGCGCAGCTGCAGCGTGTCCGGGTCATGCGGGTGCGTTTCCTCGGTGCCGTCGGCGCGGATAACGAGGAAGGTTTTTTCAGTCGGCATGGGGGTTCCTGGTGGCAGAGGGTTGTTGGGAGCGCACGTAATCCCACAGCTTGTCTTTCACGCTGTGGGGGATGGCGAGCCACTCGGCGGTGGTCAGATTGAGCCAGCCGCAAATGTGCCGTTCGCGGGCGGGGGCGATGGTTTCCTCCTGCAGCTCGATGGGGAGCAACTCGAACAGATCGTAAAAGGCGCCCTCGGGATAGGCGAACTCGGCCTGCTCCTTGGCGTGCTGCGGGTCCTCGCCCTCACACAGCAGGTGGATGCGATCCGGGTAGCCGCTGATGAGGACGAGGTAGCGTTTCATCCGCGGCGGGACAGGTAGGGGTAGTAGGGATCGTAGAAGGCGCCCACGGCCGGGTGCAGCGGGGGAATCCACGTGGCCAGCCCCTGCTCGACCGCCTGCTCAACCCAAGCATCCATCCCGAACGTGTCCTGCGGCGGCGGGATGTCCTCGAAGCTGGCCGGCAGCAGCGGCAGCAGCTGCTCGGAGCGCGACGGATGGCGCATCTTGCGCAGCGCCTTGGCCTCGATCTGCTGGACGCGGGCGACGCTCAAGTCGAACATGCGCGCCACTTCCGTAGCGGTTTTCTCCTGCCCTCCGCCCAGGCCGAAGCGGTACACCAGCACCTTGCGCTCGTAGACGGTCAGGTGCTTGACGGTCTCGATCACCCGCAGCACTTCGGCGGCGGTCTCCTTCTGCTGCAGCAGCGCATCCGGCCGCTGGTCGGCCTCCCGCAGCGCCGCCATCACTTCGCGGCGGTTCAGGGTGTATTGGGCGTGGTTGCTGGAGAGTGCCAGCTGGACCGCGGAGGGGAACAAGTCCTCCGGCGGCACCCCGCAGGCGTCGGCCACCTGCAGCGCCGGCCGGCGCCACTCGCCCGTCATCTGGTTGATCGGGTTGCGCTTGAGGTTGAGCAACTCGCCCACTTCCGACTGGCTCAAGTCGAACTTCCGGCAGAAGTCGGCCACGCTGTCGGCGCGGGCCTCGATCGCGGACAGCAAGGGGTGGTTGCGGACCTTGATCGAAATGCGGAATTCGTCGTCGTCCCGGTTCACGGTCAGCTCCCGTGCGGGTGGGCGACGAGCGCGTAGGGGCGCCCGTTGATCTGCACCGTTTCCACGGCACCCGCGGCGAGGATGCTGAACAGCGCGTGCTCCTCTTCGTCGAAGGTGTACTCGGCGTTTTCGGGCAGCTTGGCGAACTCTTGGATGTCGGTGGGCTCGCCGTCGGGGTCCTGCGCCAGCCGGTAGGCTTCCAGGTGCATCGGGCAGCCGGCAATGTAGATCGTCGCCAGTAGCCGCGTGGTGGGGTCCTGCACGGGGCCCGTGGGTTCCCACACGATGCGCTCGGCGTCGATGGAAGGGATGTTTTCGAGTGGGTGTTGCATAATCGTGGTGCTCCTTGGTTGGGGTGTGGCAAAAGGCACAGCCCCGGGGCTTCGGCACCCCGGGGCTGCTGCTTTCAGGCGAGATCGAGCGCCGCTTGGCGCTCCGGTTCTTCCTCCGGTTCGCGGATGGTGTAGCCGTTGTCGGTGAGCACCGCGGCAATCGCGCTCGCGGTGTCGCTGTCCCATTCAGTGCCGTCGAGCAGGGCGTGAATGGCCTCCACCATCAGCAGCAGGTTCGGCGCCTTGGCGATCAGTTCGGCGTCGCCGTTGTCGTTGGCGTACACGACGGCCACGCTCGCGCCAGTGACCTCGGACGACACGATGCTCTGGAAGGCCCCCACCCGTGCCAGCCACGGCGCGGGCGTATGGGCGGCGCTCACTTGACCCTCCTGCGCACGATGGGCAGCACGTTGAGGGGCAGCGGGGCGCGGTCTTCCGCCTGCAGCTGCGCCACGGCCTGCGCCAGCCGCTGCCGCCGCAGTTCCGCGAAGGTCTCGCGGATATTGGTGGCGTGGCTCGGCACGTACTTGAACGTCGGATCGAGGATGGATTTCACGCGGTAGCCTCCTGCTCCTTGGCGATGGCGGAAGCGCGGTAGTAGGCAAGCGCCGCCTCCTTCACCCCTTCGATCCCGGCCAAGCAACGCTCGTGGGTGCGGCGGAGGTTGGCTTCGGTGCCCTTGCCGCCGCGGTCGTCGGCCAGCGTCTTGTGGTAGTCGCCGCCGGGCCCCATGCCGAACACGAACGAGATCATGCCGTCCTCGCGCTTCACTACCTGGGCGGTGCAGATGATGCCGCGCTGCCCCTTCCAGGTGCTGACTTGCAACTCCCGGTTGGCGCCGTTGATGGTGCCCAAGGGAATGACGGTCTCGCACTTCCAGCCGTCGCGTTTACTGCGGGTGCAGGTGTAGTCCATTGCGGTGCTCCATTGAGAGTGGTTGGGTTTACTACGGGTAAAGCACTTGCATGGTACTCCAGCGGCAAAAGGGGGCACAAGGCCCCCTTCCGGTCAGACTTCGGCAACGATCTTCGCCCCGCAGTAGCAGCGCAGCCCGCACGCAGCTGCGCGCAGATGGAAGGTGCGGCCGGAAGGCAGGTCGGTCACGGTCGCCCGCCACACCGTGCGGCGGGGGCCGATCTGGGCGTGATGGGCGGCGCTGACGGTGAGAATCCAGCGCGAGCCATCCTCCATCTGCGGCAGCTTCCAGTCGTCCCCCGGCTCGACGTTGGGCGTGATGAGGCGCGCCCCGGGAAAGCGCGGATCGGGCGATAGTTCCATACGGGTCTCCTTGGGTTGGGAATGAGGCCAGTCAGCCTCCCGCGCCCGCCTGTCACGCGAGCGCAGGCGGCTGGCTAGGTGAGGGTCATGTTGGCGATGGCGCGGCACAGCCACACGATGGCGCCGCCCACCACCCAACACTTGACCCATACCCACACGTAGTCGAGCAACTCCAGCCAGTCGTCGAGGCTCCAGTTCCTCATGCGTCCCCCTGCCATGCGGTCAGCTGGTTGAGGGCGATGGCGTCCTCCCGGTCCTCCCGGTCCCCAAGCATGTCGGCGCGCAGATCAGCGAGGTTCTGCTGGAAGCGCGCCACGAACTGCGCCCCCTGGTAGCGGGTGCGCTGGTCGCTGTCCACGGCGGCGCGATCGTGGCAGCCCTGCAGGTTCTCGAACCACGCATAGGCATCGTCGTCGAGCACATGGGCGAGGCCGGTGGCGTCGAGCGCGTCGGCCAGCCCGCCCTCGCTGTCGATCCACGCCCCATAGCTGTTGTCGCAGATCAGCTGGCCGATCACGCAGGCGCGGGTTTCCCCCTCGGCGGGGGTGTAGCGGTAGAGGCACTTGAGTGAGTCGGCGTCAATCGACGGCTCGCCTTGGGCGACGATAGCGGCCTCCACCACGTCGAGGATGGCCATGCGTTCGGGCAGGGTCAGGCTCATGCTTCCTCCCCCCCGAACAGCGTTTCCCAGTCTTCCGGGGTGTAGCCGGTCATTACGAACTCGCGCAGGGGCGCGGGCAGATCGGGGAAGATTTCGGGCGCGGTGCGGCGGAGGTGGCGCGGGCCCTCGAACTCCGCCAGCTGCGCGGCGGTGATGGGTAGATCGAGGGTGTTGCATTGCCCCGTGAGGGGCGACCGACGAGTGACTTGCATGGTGCTCTCCTTGGTTGGGTTGCGTGGCCTAGCGGCCCGC